ATAATCAATGACCAGCTCAATCAGAATAACAACTACAACAAGGAAGTTGATGACATGGAATACTTGAATGATGGTGCGATACAAACGGCGTGGATTGAGTCTTTAGACGGTACGAATCCAACGCTTGATATAACAACAGAAATGCAAGGAGATTCTGCTGGTATATTCGCATGGACTTACTCGGCAGGGTCGGCGCTATGGGAAACGACACAAACGGCGCGCGACTTCTCGGACTTTGTCGGTGTAACTTCGGGGCAACCGACCAAAGGCAATCTAACTCTATGGGCAAATCCGACTGATACAACTAAGATCACATCACTCAAGATAAGAATTGGTAGCGATTCGAGTAATTACTTATTATCGACGGTGACATTGGGATCGTCCGGTGAATATACCTTTGACAGTGTTCAATTAGAGGATGGCGTAATGACAGGCACTCCAGTATGGACTGCGATTACTTATGTGGCGATTGTAGTCGCCGAAACTGCAACAAGTTCGATTAAGATTGATGACTTGAGGATTACAGCCGAGGGTAGTTTCACGATGTTCAATGTTGAAGAAGGTTTGTCGCTTACGAATTATCCTATCTCATTCAAAAAGCCGACTCGCGTAATTCAAGACTTGGCGAATTTAAGTAGCAAGTTTTGGTATATCGATTACGAAAAAGATATACATTTTTTCGATATAGAAAGTATGTCTGCACCATTTGAAATTGATGTAACTAATAGTAGTGATAATTTCGACAATCTGTCGATTAAACCTGATATAAGTTTATTGAAAAATCAACAGACCGTAAGAGGTGGAACGGAAGATTCGGACAGTACATATTCACAGGTTGTCGAAGGCGACAGCGCGGTTAGGGAATGGATTATGAAAAATCTATTCGTTAATCTTGCAGTCACTCTTGATAACAACACTACAACTCATGCCTCGGAAGCCGGTACTACAACAACGAATATAAAGATTACAGCACACGGCTTGACTACAGGAATGCACATCACGAACAGGACTCGAAGTAATGCAGTACGCAAAATCACGAAAGTTGATAATGATAATTTCACTGTCGAGGCTGTGACCTCTCAAACCAACGGAGATACGATTTCATTCTTTGCGACTGCGAAAACTGTCGGCGTTGAGAATCTTGATGATGAGGCTTCATTCGATTATATGTACAACTATAATGCTCAATCGGTTAGAGCTTCAACCCAAACGGCAACATTGACCTCGGCTCAATTCTTGAGATTTGAATACACAGAGAGATTTCCGATTAGAGTAACTCATCAAGATAATGCTTCAATCTTTGCGATGAAAGCATTGTGCGGTGGTACTGGTGTATTTGCCGGCGATGTAATCACGGACACATCTATAGACAGTCGTGAGCTTGCACGCGCACGCGCGGAGGCTGAAATCAACCAATACTCGAATGCTATTATCAACGGCTCATTTACGACTGACCAAGAAGGTTTAAAATCAGGACAACTGATAACTGTAAACGATACGGCAAGAGGACTTACGGATCAGCAATACTTAATTCAGAAGGTTACATCTACAAGCAAGGGTGGTGAGTACGGTGATTATATGGATTTCAAAGTTACCTTCGCTTCAACTCTATTCGGTATTATAGAATTTTTTCAAAAACTACTTTCAGAGAATGACCAGATTGAAGTTGATGAAGATGAAACTGTTGACTTGGTAACGGCAGAATCGGTTGAGATAACACTAAGCGAAGTTAATACATTCACGGCTTCTGAAACGGCAAGCGAAACTCCAACCATTACACTTACTCCTGTGGAAACTGCTGTTGAGAGGGATATAACATCAAGTCCGTATAAGTGGCAACCTGACGCAACAGATTTTCGATGGTCACTTGGACAATGGGGATGACATTTACTTTTTTCTATTTTGCAATCATAATTATATTACATGGAAAATCAAAACAAAGTTTCCGAAATAGCATTCAAAAAGCGGCTCAAGAAACTGAATCTAACTAATCCGGTTGAAGGATTTTTGTGTCACAAGGAGGTATCAAAACCTATGGCTGGGCTTCATACGATTTCCGTTTGTGACATCCGCCATCCAAAGGCAACAAAGATAATTGCAGAGATTGAAAATCTTATTAAGACCTGCAAAAATCATAATCAGATATTTTGGGAACTGAAATTTTTATACCGACAACTTTGCGATTTAACGCTTGTTAAACAGAAAGTCGTGCATAATATCATTCCAACGGTCGGGAGGTCTGTAATCGCACAAAGATTTGCAAATACAACTACTTATACCGGCGTTGTGAATTACGGCGCTGTCGGCTCAAGCAATACTGCACCAGTGAATGGAGATACTACGCTGACTACTGAAACTTTCAGGAAGGCAATTTCGAGCGCGGCTTATGCAAGCAATATCGCTTACTTGAGCAATTTTTATTCTGCTTCGGACTTTACCGGAACTGTTGAGGAAGCCGGATGGTTTATTGACGGAACTTCAAGTGTAGATACAGGACAAATTCTGAGTCACTTTTTGACGACTACAATCGCAAAGGCGGCAACAGAGACATTAACTTGTGAATCTGAAATCACGATAAGCTAACCTTTAATTTATGGCACTTAATTCAGCAGTAGTAGTAGCAGGTGATGACGCAACGGCGGCTCAATATAATAATCTTCGCAAAGATACTTTACTCCACGCTGGCGATACGCTTGTGGATTCTTCGGTATCTGCGAACACAGTCACAGTCGCTATACCTGCACAGGTTGCGGCTCTTGAGAATGGAATGATTTTGAAGATAGAGGTGAAGACTACAAATACAGGAGCGACTAATCTCTCACTTACCGGAGGCATTACTGATACAGTAGATTTGATGCACCAAAACGGAGCGGAATTATCAAAGGGAGATATACAAGCAGGACAATACATTTATTGCATATACGATAATACGAATGACCGATTTGAGATTATCAGTAAAACATATCTCGAGAAAACACTGTACAAGGGAACGGCTGGTGAAACAGTGACGGCAGGACAACCCTTATATTTTAAAGCCTCGGATAGTAAATTGTGGAAACTAGATACGACAGCTAACGGAGAAGCGGCACAGGCTTTTGTTGGCTGGGTTGTTGTCGGCGGAAATGCGGATGCAACAATTGTCGTGTGTTATGAATACACTAATGCTCAATCAGGATTGACGGCAGGTAGTCCGGTATTTGGTACTAATACGGCTGGTGCTGTTAGCCACACTGCTGGAACTGTAACGAAACAATTAGGGGTGGCATTATCAGCGACAGAAGTATTAACAAAAGAAGCCTTTGTTGCAACTGGTACGCTCTCAACATTGGATGATGACGCTACAGGGAGTGATACTCTTAATGTTGGATTCAGACCGAAATTAGTTATGTTGCAATTTGATATACGCGCGTGGGTATGTGATGATGCGGGAACTTCTTGTAATGGCAAAAGAGTAAGGGGTGACATTAAATTGGCAAATTCAGTTGCCCTTGGGTTCAACGGGGTAGCAACGGTTAGCGCGGCTTCATATCCAAGTGCGCCGACTTGTACGGATTTTAATACGGGAGTATCTTACGACGCATCAGTAACGAATGGTGGTAACACGCAAAATGCAACATTAGTATTTTCGATTGCCAATACTGGGTTGACTCGCACTTATGATCTAACAACTACTGATCCCGCACACGACCATGATGCAACGGCAGACGGCATGAATTATATAATTTTAGGCTAATGCCAAAAGAAGATTTCCAAAAATGTGGCGGATATAAATTGCACTCGGAACAGATTGCCGAGGTGAAGTCGAATCAAGCCTTGATATTCGAGAAGGTAAATGAGTTCGACAATAAGCTGACCGCATTATCCGAGCAGGTTAAAACCATCAATGAGAATTTGAAAATCATAGCGGAAACGATAAAAGAAGGATTTAAGAATATCGGCAATTCATATGTAAGCCACGATCAGCTTTCGCTGATGAGGCAAGAAATAGATTCAAGGTTTGCGTTGATGACTAATGATGGCAAGTACAAAAACTGGTTTTTTGGGCTTGGTGGTACGCTTCTAGGCAGTTTTCTCCTAATGGTTCTCGCATTGATTTTTAGTGCTTATACTTCTTAATCCAATCAAGATGGCAAACACACATGAGTACATAGTAGTACATCATTCAGTTACGCCTCGGGATTTGAGTCCGGATATTACGGAAAATTCTTTTAACAATTCGCACAAGGCTAGGGAGTTCCCGAAGTCAAAGAGTGGTTGGTATATCGGGTATCATTATGTTGTCTTCGGAACGGGTGAAGTCCGACAGTATCGACAAGACACTGAAGTCGGCGCG